AGCTAAGTCTCTTGCTCTTGTCATATTATATTACCAAAGTATCTGCTTCAGCTTCTGTTAAAGGCTCACCAGCCACTAACTTAGCTTTAGCACTAGCTTTTAAATCTATTTTAGCTTGTACTTTAGCATCTTCTTCAGCTTTTAATTCAGCAGCTTTAGTTTGTACTGCTGACATATCAAAAGTGATTTTATTTTCGTCTTTATCGTAAGCATGATAAGTTCTAACTCCATCATTTTTAGTTGTTCTTACAGTAGTGACATTTGAATATAATTCTAAAATTGCTTGAGTAATCATATTATGCTCCTATTTCCATTAATGTTATTGTAGCTAGATCGTCAAAATGATCGTCATCTGCTTGGTTTCTATTAAAATAAGCATAACCACCATCTCCACTTGTATAACCTGATGCAAAAACTATTTTATATGTTGTTGCAGAAGTTGTGTTTGGACTATCTAAAAAATTAAAACTCCAATGAGCTTTGTGGTAATTATTTAAAGTAGCTGCCCAATGATCAACACATGCACCATTAGCGTATCTTCCATTTGAACCACCTCCTATTGGAGTTGTTCCTCGCATAACTGCACACCCAGAACTATAAGTAGTTTCTTTTCCAGCTATTGAGCCATTTACCATAACTAAAACTTTACTAGATGTTGCACTTGGAGTTATAGCTAATGAAATGCCTGTATCAGTCCAAGCTGTATTTCCTGTTGCAGCATTTGTATTACTTGATACATTTACTGTTTGTAAAACTTTACCTCCAGCTGGTGTTCCAAATTCTAAAGCTGAAGCTCCAGAGTTGACTTTGACCACTTGACCAGCTGATCCCAATGATAAACCACTAGACCAAATTCCACCAGATCCAGCAGCAAATGTTGCCCAATGAGTTGTACTCGTTGGTGCATTACCTGTTGTTGAAGTTTTTGCTATATATGCTGACCCATTATAGTAGACAACATCATTTAGCACGTACGCAGTTCCACTAGCATAATCACCTTTGTGAGTGAATGTTAGTTTCCCTATATCTATTGTAGCCATATTTTTATTCCTCCTATTATATGGTTGCTATTAAGCTGCCATTTGAAAGTGAAAATGTAAAACCACTTGCACTAAATAAAACATCATCAAACGCAGCATATTGAGTATTTGTGATGTTGTCTGACCCTTGATTGGTCGTTGTTACTTGTAAATTATTATTTGCTGGTACTGGTGTATTTGCTTGTCCTCCCATTCCTGAATGTGATGAACAATAATAATACAACGTTGGAGCACCAGAAGCAACTACAATCGTTACTTGTGTGGATGAGTTTACTGTAACTCCTGTAGTATAAGCACTTGAGTTTCCACTATCTGTAGAAAATCTAAGTGGGTGAGCTGAAGGATGTGTAAATACATAAGTATTTCCTTCAAATAATTCTAATGTTTTTTGTTGTTCTCCAAGAATAAAGTATTTATTAGATCCAGATACTGCTTGAACAGCAACTGTATAATTTATAGTTGAAGGTGAATATGACATATTAAAGCCATAAACTTCAGCTGAAGATGCATTACCAAATTCTAGTGCAGATCCACCTGAATTAACTTTCATTACCTGTCCTGCAGAACCTAATGATCCTAATCCTGTACCACCATCAGATACTCCTAAGATACCACCAAATCCTGGTACATCAGCAAATTCTAATCCATTAGCTCCACTATTAACTCTAATAACCTGATTAGCAGATCCTATAGATGTAAGTCCAGTACCACCTTTTGTAGTTGGGATAGTCGGTAAACGAGCTGTTCCCATTGTTCCTGCTGTAATGTTAGCTGCATTTATAGCTGCAACATTAAATGTTCCAAAAGCTACTAAGTCTAAAATATCACCAGAAGCTGCTCCAGAAGCTAGTACAACAGAGTTACCTGATGTTACTGTTACGTCAGTACCATTAACAAGTTTAACACCATTAAGATAACAATCTATAAATGGCGAATCATAACTAAGGCTATTTCCTGCTGAGTCATTACCACTAAAAGTTGTTTGATTAGAAGTAGCTGTGTATTGAAATCTAGCTGATGTTCCATTAACAGATGAACCTGCAGCTGCCCAACCAGATGCTTTGTAAACTTTTAATTCGTTAGTAGTAGTGTCGAAATATAGGTCACCAACATTTAACGAACTCGTAGGTGCTGATGATGCAACTCTATATACATCAGCAAAGTTTTGTACTGATGCTAAATTATTTGATACGTTTGTTACTGCAGCATTAGCTGATGCTAAAGCTGATAATCCTGATATTCCTGCAAGTGTTGCAATATTGTTTGTTGGAGTTATTTGTCCAGCAACTGTGTTAATATTTGTAGTGTTTGCTCCAGCAGCAGATATGTTAGTTGCATTGGCAGCAACAGTTGATACTTCAGATGCTTTAGGAACTAATCTTACAAATGTGTAAGTGTTTAATGTAGTTGTAGTTTCAACTAATAATCCAAATCCTGATGCAAATGTAACTGCATTTCCACAACCATTTAAGGTAACTGTAGAGTTTCCAACTGTTCCATTAGCTATAGTAATTACTCCAGAGCTATTAGAAGTTATGCCAGTGGATAATGCTGTAATACTAACAATAGTACCTGTTCCATTATTTACATCTGGATTAGCGTTTGGAAAGCTTGTTTCGTTTGCTATAGGTACAAATCCACCTACATCATCAACAAGATCTATAATTCTGTTTGATACAGCAGCAGTTGTTGCTACTTTAGTATCTGAGTTACTCCAAGCATCTCCTGATGCTATTGTTTCAGTAGAGTCTTGTCTAAAATATCTAGAGTCAGAAGCAGATGTAGTAAATACAGTCGAATCATCAGGTGTGCTACCTGCGTGTGATGAAGCATCTACTAATAATCCTGAAGATAAGTTTGCTCCTGAAATAATACCAGTAGGTATTGAATTATTTGTTTTAGATAAAATACCAACATAAATAACTAAAGATTCATTTTGTAAAGATCCTGAATCCCAAGTTACGTTTACTGTTGTATTTGAAGAAAATGATGAACTAGCTATTGTTCCAACTATTGTTCCTGTTGAAGATCCAACAGCTTTAACCCTTCTACCTGCATGATAAAATGCAGTTACGTTAGCTCCAGCAACTGTAAATGCTGTTCCACTTACATATGCAAAAGTATGTGATCCATCACCATCACCATAAATAACCCATTGAGAGTCATTATAAAATTCTCTTATATCAGCTGTTATAGCTCTAAAGGCATTGTTAATATTTGAAGGTAACATACCTTCTTGAATATCAACACCTCCTACTGAAGTATTATTACTTGCTGTACTACTATAATCTTTTATTCCTGCCATTTATTCTCCTATGCCATAAACCAAGCAAATGCTTTGTCATTTTCTGTATTATTTTTATTAATTAGTTCGTTCACACTTTGTTCTAATTGTCTTTGAAAGAACTCTTGTGATTCAAATGAATATCTTACATTATCTATATCGTTATTATCACTCATCTTATTCCTGCCTTACTTAATACAAAATCTACTCCTTGTGCATGAGTAAATGTTGTTTTTGATGGTATTTTAACATTAGCTCTAATGTATCTACCAGACTTTCTTACTGGATTCATACCACTACTATTTTGTGTTACTGATGTAGATTCTGTTTCATTATCAGCAACTCTTTCTCTAGTCTTAACTGTTAATGTAGATATAGAATCTACTATTGGTCTTACTCCTGTTATGTTAGCTCTTAGTCCAGCAAAGGGTTCTAACTCTGCTGTTTCTACTTCACACTCATTAGAGTTTCCAGAAAATATAGCTGCTTTAAAATTTTCATCTATAGCTCCTAAGAATAATTGACCACCATTCCAGAAGTCTGTATCAAGAGCTGCATTAATATTTTCTAAGTTTTGAGATATAATATCCATAAGCTCTACTGTAAAAGCTCCAACAAATTGTGGAAATATTACACTTGTATTAGCTTCTGCTAATGACCATTTTTTAGTTGCATAATTGTATATAATAATTCTATCACATAAACCTGTTTGATTAGGTGATGTATTAATACTTGGATATGCCCATAATGCTAACTGATTAAATGGATCAACAGCTGCTTTAATTCTATCTGTATATGCTTTGTTAAGATCAAGATCAAAAAATCTATTTACTTTTTCTACACCAATAGGTGTTATAGTATCTCCTGATAATTGATAAAATCCATCATCAGAATAAAAGAATACATTTCTATTATCTTGACATACTGTTTGCCCATACACAGCTCCTCTG